GTTACCCCTCTATTACACGCAGGAAGTTCTCAAGAAAGTTGTTTAGCAAATCCTAACTGTACAATAACAGAAGTTATTTCTGAAGTACAAACAACAATTAAGTCAGCTAATCTTGTCCCTGATATAAAACAGTGGGCTACTTCTGGAGATGCTACAACTACTGCAACAGACGATAATGGATACTGTGAAAACGGAGAAGCGTGTACCGGATACGAAGGCGGGACGTTCTCTACTAAGATAGACTTTTCTGAAACTATGACAGTAGACCAGATTAACGCTGGGTTTGATTTAAACTACGGAGTTACCGTAGACAGTCACTCAAGTAATCTATCGGTGCCTTTGTGTGAAAACACTAACAGAGATTGCAAAGATTTAGTATCTATTAAAGTGGTGCTTACCGAGAGTGGCATATCAATTCCTGGTCAGGATTGGACTCACGAATTTGTTTTGGACTATAAAGACCAATACAACTACCAGTTTAGCCAATCAATCGGAGAGAATAACTATCAACAGTTAGCAGCTATGATGTCTCTGTACGGGATAGATGCTGGTTGGACAGCAGGTATGTGGGGGCCACAATTCTTAGACCCGTATCTGACTTTAAACTACACCTCCATAGAATACATTACAAACGAGATATACACTATTATAGAGAATGTAATAGATAACGATATTACAGATATATCCGTAGACATCCTTGCTCAAGACATAGAAACTAACGACTATATGTTAGTAGACACTATCTCTTCCAGAGAAGAAGAGGAGGCTTACGCAGCTATTCTACTAGAAGAGCAAGAAGCAGAAGAAGAAAGAGAGGCTTTCGTTGTTACGCTAGTATCTAACGATTCAGACTTTCAAGTAGAATCATCCCCAGAAGAAATATTTAACGAACCACCAGAGATAAGCTTTGGAGGCGGCCTAGAAGGGCCGATTAACTTTTCAGATACCACTGATTCTTTTAGCTCTGCTGTGCTTGAGTCGGCTATAGATATGCCTCCTCCTATTGATCACAACGTAGGGTTTGACAACCCCCCAGAGCTAGAAATGAGCATGGAAATGGCTCCTCCAGATATGGGGTTTTCTAGCTTTGAAGAACCTATGTCAGAAGTACCTTTAGACATGCCTGTAGACGTTCCTGAAATGCCTCCTGTAGGGCAAGTAGAGATAGAGGTAGGGCCAACTGAGGTTGCCGTAACAGAGTCTCCTAGAGAGGCTCCCGTAGAGCCTGAGAGTAGGCCAGAACCTACAGTAAAAGAGGTTAAATTAGAGCCTTTAGAGGCTCCTAAAACAGAAGTAACAGAGGTGAAGTCAGAAGAGAAGCCTGTAGAGGCCAAACCACAGGCTAAAGAGACAAAGAAAGAACGAGTAGCCAGGAAAGTAGCAGACAGAGTAATGACTACACTAGCTCAGACTTACAACGTAACTATGCAGAATGTAGCTTTAAATGTAATGGGTAGAGAAACTAGCTTAAAATCTTACGAACAAGACCTATTAGATTTACTAAGTTGGTATCCTGACAAAGCACTAGACGGTGGTGTCATATATGACCACCCTGCTCAGATTTATATACAAGCATCGGCTAACGAAGACATGAATAAAATGGAGGCTTTACAGTGGCAGAAATAGAATATGGTGGGATTAAAATAGGTGGGACTAAACTGCTTCTTATCGTGCCTTTACTAGGCACAATATTAGGAGGTCTTTGGGGAGGCTTTGACCTTTTCTCTCGGTACAAAGCGATGGAAGAACAGATAAGTTTGTACGTAGCTCCTGATATATCAGAGATAGAGAAGCTAGTAGCTGTGTTTCAGAAAGAAACAACTAACGCTAAAGACTTGATGATGGAGTCCCGTAATCAGACTAGAGAAGACATTGCTACGCTGTACAAGAACTTAGACAAACAAGACCTGCGTAACAGGTCTAATGTTGAGTCGGTACGGGAAATGATTACAGCTTTTGAAGGTAGACTAGCAGACAAAATTGCTAGGCTAGACTCACAACAAGACGATTTAGAATCTAAACTAGACCTCCGCATTAAACGAGCTTTAGAAAACCCACTAATGAAGTAGGTAATTTACAGAGACGTAGTATATTTTTTAAACCAAGGTTTAGTCTGAGCAGACTTAATCTTTTGTTTTAACTCTTTATTCTCTTCTTCTAAAGCAGATACTTTGTCTTTTAAAACAGATATTTCTCTCATTAAAGCATTGATAACCTTCATTACCCCGTCCTCATACATGTGGTTTTCTTTCCTTTTTCCTAAACTACTATAGCTCACATACCCCTCCGCTACACGCCAGTTCTGGCTGTACGGAAGTGTTATCAGCAGACTCGTAAGCGACTAACTTATCCCAATCTATCACAGAAGGCATAGCTTTAAGTCGTGTTTTATAGGCTTCTTTGTCTATCTCCTCATAAGGAGCTTGAACATAAGTGTGTTCGCTTACAGGTAAGAATGAGATCCCAGACATGCTATCAAAGTGTTTGTACACATAAGCAGTAACGTCTAAAAAGTCTTCTTTTGTATAGTAAATGGTAACAGAGGGCTTATGCTCTGTGTAATAGTCGTTATACTTCTGCCACATTCCTAATTGATTAACTGCGTCTACGTCTTTAACGCAGACGCTATCCTTTGGAGCTTTCATTGGAAATTCAAACACTACATTTTGGTCGTTACTCTTGTCTGCCTCCCAAGCTACACCTTGATCCTTTAAAAACTGTGTCAGAGGGTCTTTAATATCGTTTCGCACTCTCCGAATGTAGTATGGGGAGAATCTAGGGTGTACTCCAGACGAAGTATTGCACAGTTGAGACACTGTACCTGACGGCTTAACGCAAGTGGTAGCCGTAGCAGCGTTGATGTTCATTTTCCTGGCTATTTTAATGTTGTGGTTAATGCACTCAAGTTGCAAAGATTCTAACCAATCTATCATTTCATCTGTCTGTACCACAGTAAGCTTGTGTCCAGATAACAAACTGTGGTCACAACAACCTGTTAAAGAAACGCCTAACAGCGCTTCCTCTTCACAATTAAATGTCCACTTTTTAGATAAGAATTTAAAGTCTGTTAAGCTTGCTTGCAGCGTTCCTAAGAACGTAGCATGTTTCATCTTAGCTAACAAAGACTGCTTAGTGTCTTCAGGTCTAATAATTACTTCTGTTAAATTACAAAACTGACTAGGGCGTAATAGAATTTCAGAGCAAGGATTGCAACCCCACTCTTGGTTCTCGTCTCGTCTGTGGTCAGTGTATTTAGTTACTGCCGCTTGCCTATTGAAGATACCACGCTCTCCATTTTTGTCTTCAAATAACGATACCATCTCACGCATGTACGAATTAACGTCTGGCTTAATGGTGTAACAGATTGAATTGTTAGCCAAAGCTCTGTGAGGAGCACCCCCCTCTTCAATAGGGAGCCACCACTGAGAAGCTTTAGCGCCACGCATCCTATCATCTGTAAGATTTCCCAAACTAATAAGAGCACTACGGCGCACCCCTCCGACAACCACAATATCAGCGATTTTACAAACAACATCATGTACCTCTAGAGTAGTAAGCTGCCGACCAGCAGCTCCTTTAAATGTTTCAACAGTGTATAAGAACAAGTTGTTAAGTGGGTCTGGGCCAGAAGCTCTGCCTCCAAACGTTTTAAGTCTAGCCCCTGCAGGGCGTACTCTTGACATGTCCCATTTAGGGACTACGCCAGAGTATAACAAAGAGATAAGTTCTTTATAAGCTTTAGCCCAACCTAATTTAGAGTCTTGAACTTTTATTGTAGTGTCTGTCTCTGTCATAGTCTCAGGTAAAGACGGTAAGTTCCTAACATATTGTTTCTCTACAGAAAAGCCTACGCCTGTGCCGCACATGAGTATGTAGACAATCTCTGAGAACACTCTAGGGTCATCAACAGGAACGTAAGCGCAGTTGTATCCTGCTACATTATGATTTTCTAAAGCTTTACCTGCCGACATCATAACTCTCATAGAGGGCATGACTTCCATGTTTTCAACTGCTGCCATAGCAGCGTTAAGTTCTTGTCGTAATCCAGTGGGGATTCGTTTTATCCAAAACGATTTAACTCTGTCTATAGTCTCAGGCCAAGTTTCTCTCCGGTTTAAGTCGTCTCTGTACCGAGAATATCGAGACTGGTGTATATATTCCTGGTATAAATTCATTACGGTAAATCCTCATAAAGTTTTTTAAGTTTTGCGTAAGTTGACGGAAACGAAACAATGTCTATATCTCTCCCTAGCCTAGTAACCGTAGCTTGAGCAGACTCTACTATAACGGCTGCCATAAAAATAGTGTCCTTCTTTTTAACGTCTTTAGCGTTGCAACAAGGTTTAACTTTAGTTACAACCTTTTTTTTCCTAGTTTCTACCATGATTCTAAGTCCTCTTCTTCCTCTGTCGGGTCTATAAATTTAGCTTTCTTTTGAATAAACTGCTCTTTAAAAGCGTCTAACAGTTCTTCGCTAGTTAACTCTAATATTTCTACAATTAAATCTGGGTCAAATGTCTCAGCTACGTACTGAGAAAGTTCGTCGTGAGTCATAGTTACTGCTTGTACTCTGCTAACAAATAATCCATAGAAACTTCCATCAAGTCGTAGTCTCCTTGATGGACTTCGTGCTTCAACATGATGCCCGACCAGCTCTGAGCGTTCTTTTGTTTTCCAAGGTACTCGTGATAGTCTTGATAAAATCGACCGCACACTAAACCTCTTCTTCTCTGTCCTGTGCATGTATATATCTCCCCCGTTTGTTTTTGTTGTTGGTGTCCCATAGTAAAGCTGTGTCCTAAATTCTTTAGCTTGCTTTCTATGGCTCCGCCAATAGCGTTAGACATTAAACTAGATGGGTTTACAAAATAGTGGCTGTAACATATACCGTCTAACTCTACTATCTCTAAGAAGTCATGAGTAGCAACTTCAAGTTCTTGTAACGGGTTAAGAATTAGTTCTTCTACAGACAAATAATTGTTAAGCATCCTCATTCCCGCAGAGTGAGAAGCCCTAACGATTCTTTGTTCGTGGTTCCCCATACAGTAATGAATCTCTGGGTCGTATTTAGGGCTTCTTAACCCTTTGAGGAAGCTTGTCATAGCTCCCCACCCTGCATTTAAGTCTGCCTGTACGTCTTTAGTTTCCCAACCTTTATCTCCTGGCTTGTCGTAGCTAGATAACGAGGGCATGTCCCACCAATCACCTATGATAACAATCTTCTCTGGTTTGTGCTTCCGCAGGTACTTAGCGGCAGCAGGTAGGTGTGTTAACTTAGAACCAGGAAATATCTGTGTATCCGGTATCATTGCGTGTTTCATTTTAGCCACTCCATTGGAATCTCAGTACCTACCGCACAAACAATTTCATGTTTGTCGCACCAGTCTGTATATCTTTGGGTGTGTGTTCTAGTTACCCAATTATTATACATAAACAACATTGCAAAATTATCTCTATTTAATTCGTTATCGGAGTCCAACACAGCAAGAGTCTTTGTTCTGCCAGCGCTGTCCCACTTCCCTTTAGCTTCAACCCAGAACCTATGTTTTGGGAACCAAAAATCAGGAGTATAAGTAGCAAGCCTACCCACATCAGAGCCACCGCAGGTTTTACACCTTCCCCTTTTTGTCGGGTAAATGTATTTAATCTTCTTGGGTTCGTATTGAAAGTCTATCTCTGCTTTTGTTAGTGTGTCAGCAACTTTAAGTTCGTATTGAGATTTATAAGGAGCTATGCTCTCCCACTTCTTTGTTCTCTTCCTGCCGCGAGAATTTAAACGGGCACTCGTCGGGGATTTTACGCCATATCCATAAGAGGTCGCAGTTGACGTTCCACTTTTCTTCCCAGTTTTCTTTAAACTCTGCTTTGTAGAAGGAGGCGACCGTTTTTTTCGCTTCTTCGTGGGAGATTCCGAGGGGGATGTTCCGTTCTGCTTTGATTTTGCCAATTCCTGCTATTCCTATAATGTTATCAACTCTATCTCCCTCCAACATCTGTCTCCAAAAGACAGCATCTGCGTAAAGGGTTGAGATGTTTTCTAGTTCTTGCTTGGCTATGTTAAAGTGGTAGCCACTCAACTGTTTAAGGTCTTTATCAACGCCTACAATGACGGGTATTTGACCTTTAGCAATAGCATCAAGCTTGGCGTGACCAAAGAAATCGTCGGCTTCACACCCTTGGGTAGTGTAGCCGTTGTGCCTATCCATAATGAACTGTTGTATCTCAGGTAAATAGGTAGGCTTATTCTCTTCCTTTCTGTTCTGTTTGTACTCAGGTTCGACTAGCTTTCTAAAGTTTGGTTTCTCGTCGTTACCTGTAAGAAAAGAAGTGTATACGCAATCATCGTCAAAGTGTTCAGTTAAGTATGTAATGCTGCGGTTAACCAGGTTTTTGCAGTTTTCTAGAGCGTGGCTTAGAGGCTGCAACTCTCGTTCCCACTCTATAAATTCTTTGGGGATATGTTTAACAGCTTCATTTCTATACTCAAAAGATTCTCCCTCATTGCGAGGGAGTCTCTTATCAAAGTACACCCGCTTCTCGGCAGCAAATCCAGCTCTATAGGCTAAAATATCTCCGTCGAAAAGCAGGTGGATAGTCACTAGCTAGCTTCACGCATACCCTCGGCAGCTTCTTCCCAAGAAGTTGAAGGGAGTTCTTCTTTAGGAAGATCTGCCAAAGCTAAGTCTAAATCTCCAGAAGTGTAAGCTTCATAAAGTCTCGCAACTTTAATAACTTCTTCTGGGGAAGGTGAATCGCCCTTCAAGGTAGTGTTCGCATTAGTCAATGCGTTCTGCCTTAAAATTAAACGATCCTTAGACAGTGAAGGTTCGCCAGTTTTTTGCTTAGACACTAAAGGAATGGCTGCTGGTGCGGGGACTATACCAGGATTCTTTACAGAAACATTACCTTTAATATTTAAGAAAACTCGCCCATCTTTCTCTTTCTCCACGTAAGTAAAACCTACGCCATCTCCGATGCTTGCCCCACCTAATTGAGACTCACTAAATACTGAGAACCAAGAATCTTCCCTCTCAACTAACATAAAAGATTTTCCGTTCTGTCCTAATCGGCTTATAGTGCCTGTAAGTGTGTGCATAAGCACCTCCTAATGTTTATAAAAGCCTTTCGACTTAGTAATAGAATAACTACTTTTGTAATAAAGTCAAGCTTTATTTTTAACTTTTGCTAAAGTTGATGCTAAAGTACACACTAGTAAAGATTTTTTGAATAATATAATTGCTCAGACTAAATAAGGAACGACTTGTTTAAATATTTTACTCACAACTGGAACTGAAATACTATTTCCACACATCTTATATACTTGTGCTCTCGATATTTCATCTGGAAAACTAAAACTCTCAGGAAATCCTTGAACTCTTAAACATTCTCTTTTTGTTAATTGTCTGATTTTATTGTTTATTAAATATGCACCTGTTTTACCAGCGATACCACCGCCATATGCTGATAAAGTTATAGCATGACCTTCAGGACTGTATATTCTCTCTCCTTGACCACCCTTATTAATTGTTCCAATTCTGATTGGTCTTAATTTTTTACCTCCAAATAAATCATTTGACAAAAGTTTTTCATTACCGGTAATTCTTATATCTTTTCTCTTTACATCATATTTATTTGAATCAACATTTTTTTCTAAAATATCTTTGAGATAAATATCATCATAGGTTGGTTTTGGATAATCAAATTGATTAACATTAAGTTCTTTTTTAAAACAAAGTATATAGACTCTTTGCCGATTTTGTGGAACTCCATAATTGCTTGAGTTTAAAACTTCTGTATAAACATCATAACCTAATGTGTCCAAAACGCTTTTAATAGTTGCTAGAGTTCTTCCGTTATCATGTCTTATAAAATTTCTAACATTTTCAAGAAATAATATTTTTGGTTTCTTATATTTAACAATGTTTGCAACATCAAAAAAAAGTGTACCTCTAGTATCATCAAAACCACCTTGTTTTCCAGAAATGCTGAATGCTTGACACGGAAAACCTCCACATAAAACATCATGGTCTGGTATTGAATTAGGTTTTATTTGAGTGATATCTCCATATGGCATATCACCAAAATTATGTCGGTATGTAATCTGTGCAAATTTATCCCACTCAGAAGTATACACACACTTACCACCGTGCTCCTCTAATGCAATTCTAAAACCACCAATGCCTGCAAATAAGTCAATAAATGTAAAATTTTTCATTCTTTATTTTTAACTTTTGCTAAAGTTTTTCCTGTCTCAAAATCTACAGGAAAAGGAATAGGAGAGGTTACACCAAAAGTCTCTAGTAGAACTTTAGGAACCTCACTTAACTCCTTCTCTATGATAGGAATCTCTTCCTCTAAGTTATCGTCTGGAATTTCAAACAAGACAGAATCGTGTACGCTGTTAACCAAACGAGCAGCTAACGCTTTGTTGTAAAGCTTATTTAGCATGAGTATCACAATATCAGAAGCTGCCCCTTGGATTGGATAGTTCTTGCACTTAGTTGGGGGAGCATAAGCCTTCCCAGACCACTTAGAAGTGCTACATAAAGTTCTATACTGAGTTAAGGGTTTGTGTGTCTCTGGGTCTCTCCAAATGCTAGGGATGTAACAAGAGTGTATAGACTCGTCACCAACTCTGTCTCCTCTCTGGTCAATCGTAGCCTCGGCTTCAGCTTGTATGTGTTCCTGCCACCCACCTACGCCAGGATACCGTTCGTAGTAACTCTCGATAAAATCTTTAGCTACTTTCTCCGTAGTATCCCAGAATGAAGCAATGCCTTTGGCATGTGCTCCGTACTGCAACTGAAAGCTGAACCCTTTAGCAACTCTCCTCTCTTCCTTGCTAACATCGCTTTCTGGTTTCCTGTATATCTTACTGGCAAAGTAGGTGTGCATATCCACACCGTTGTTGATGTCGTACACAAGCTGACTGTCTCTGCTCGCAAGAGCTAATACTCGAATCTCCAGTT